TTCCGTTTTACAAAGTCCCGAACTATCAAATATATCATTTGTAGTATTACCATCAAATATTAAATTAAAAATAAGATTGATATCATCATCTTGAAAATTAGTTATTGGAGCACTATCATCACCATCCCAAGTTTCTTTAGAACCAAAAATTAATTGTTCATCTACTATATCAGTAAAATTTCCATACCTATCTAATCGTGGTAAAACTGGATAATAAGGAGTAGGCTCACCTCTCCAATTTTGTGCTATCTCTTCATCTATAATTATTTTCTTATAAGAATTTCTTGGAATTTTACTACCCTCTTCCACCCCAACATCACCATTCTTATCAACATCCCTAGTTTCTATACCATCAATATCAAAAAAATTATAGTCTTGTGGTATGATGTTTTTCCAATAAGTTAAATTTTCAGGATTATCTTGTGTATCTGAATCAAAACCTAGTTGTTCCCACATGGGCTTTACACCTTTATAAACACGAGTTGTTGCTAAATCAAAATCATTTAAAGTTGAATCTTTAAAGGAATCATGAAATTTTTTATCTATAAATCCATTATGTAATATTGCCATAATTAATAATCCCTATTAAAATAAATTTTCAAATGTTCCTAAAGTAGATCTAATCATTCTACCAGTAGCATGATCATTAACTTCAATAAAATAAAAAACTTCATCGGTGGGTTGAGTTGAATTTCTAACTTGATTTAAAGCCCATGACCAATTTGTTAATTGATAAACATTTCCACTTTGACTTTGTGAAGTATCGCCACCAGTAATAGTATGTGTACCATAACCACCAAGATTAGAAGCTCCTGGTACATATTCTTGATAACCAAGCATTATATCTGTCCACTCTTCATCAACTTCCGAAAACCAAACTACATAGGCTGCCCAAGCCCAAGGTATACTAAATGGTACAGTTTCCATATCAGCTTGATTTTGAAATCTTACATTAAAATTCCAAGGAACATTTAAGTTTTCCACATTAACTGATGGTAAAGCATTTGGTTGTGTTGGTTGTGTATCTCCAAATTGACCAAACCACATAAACCATGTATCAATTGCTGTATGTTCTGGTTGAGTTAATGTAGCTACATTTGGATCTACCCATTCTTCTACTGTTATACTTTTTTGAATAAAACCACTACTATTACCAGTACCATCTACTACAGCTATCAAAAAATTATATCCACCCGGTGGTAACATTGGATTAGAAGCAGGATTATCTACACTATAACCTTCCAATTCGCCAATGTAATTATATTCATATTGTGATGTATTTATATCTGTTATTGATTCATCTGCTAAAAGTGTTCCGTTGTTATTCATCAACCTTATTCGATAGTGACCAAAATCACCTTCAATACCTTCATCATATATACTTACCGAATTCCAATTTAATTTAAGTGTTGCAAATTCAATATACTCCATATGATCTATATTATCAGGAAAAGTAATAGAATTGGGAACTAAATCAGTTGGTGTTGGTCTTATATATTCACTGTTTGACCACTCGGAACTATTATCATTTTCATCTACTGAACGGATTGATATTTGATAATCTCTATATGGTAAATTAGGAAAATTATACATAATTTCAGTAAGACCTTCTCCCGAATTAAATTGGTGTTGTTCAACTTCATCAATTACCCACATGTCATTTATATAATCCCAATGTTTTAATCTTATTTCAAAATATGATAAATCATCTGGTATAATTGTAGGTGGTGAGAATCTAGCTCTAATTTCGTTTTCATTGATGGGATACCATCCATCACCCCAAGTCTCTTTATTCCAAACAGTAAAATCAACTATTGGTCCAGGCGGTGTATCATCAACATATTGAAACTTAGCAATAAAGTTGTGATTATCATTAAGAATATCCATTGTTATTTCGCTGTTATCAGTTAAATGTTCAACATCATTCCACAACCCAAGAAATTCCCAATCATTATTAGATAAATCTTCCCAATCAGCATCTATTGAAATAGTATTAATTCCACGATTTATTTCAAATGGTACACCACCAGCAAATGTTTCTGTATTACCGTTATGTGTTATGTTGACATTTACTTCATCACTGGGGAATTGAATTGTCGCAGAATTCATCTCTGCAACTACATGGAATATCATTTCATGTATATAATTACATGTACCATCATCTATACTAGCATCAGGATTAAAATTAGATGCAGCACTATCCATACACCCTAAAACTCCAGTTGGAACATCTTCTATTTCAACCTGATAAGGTGATATATAATCGAAATAAGGTTGAATTAATGAATAATCTACCTTTCCTAATATATTTAACATCTGTATCCTATCAAGGTTATTTATCTTTTCTATATTAGCCATATCAGCTCTTTCATTGGAATATGGTGACATTGGATCTATAGCAACTAAATTATAAAGTGATTTTACAAAAGAAGAATTTTTACTAAAGTTTCCTATTGAAGCAAAATTATTATTATCATATAAATTTAATTTATAATTAGGAGATGGATTTAAAAGAATATTAGTTTTAAACCTTTCATATTGTCTAACCTTATCTCCAGTATATTGATATATCATACCCGTTATAGTATAAAAACCAGGTTTTTCATAAAAATGTTCAAATATAACAGTTGATTCTAATAACTTTGGTTTATTTGTATACTCTTCTGGAGTACCATCACCCCAATTTAATTTAAATAAATAAAAACCTCTATCTGTTTCTGCAGTTTCATCAAGATAATAATCAAAAAAATTCATTCCAGTAAATTTTGTTTTTCTAGGTCTTGAAGTGAAAATATCCAAGTCAATCTCTTGGATAGAATATATTTGTCCTGTAGGATGAGGTTTTGCCGTATAGGTATCTGGAAAAATAGAACCTGATATTCTACCACTTTCTGATAAACCCAAATAATAATTTACTTTACCTTCCGTTGCTAATTTATATTCTTCTCTATCTATATCTTTATCGTAATATCTATCTAAATGAATTATCTCATCGCTATTTGGATCAATAACAAATGGTAAAGCATCAACCGACCAATCCAAGTCAGATGAAGCCCAATTACCTCTAACATCAGTAATTCTACCATTGGGAGTTATGACTTCAATTGTCTGCTCTAAAAAACCTGGTTTTTTATCATCAGGATCTCCGCTAAAATGAGGAATATAATTTTCTTTGTTAGTAATATTAGATTCCCAAAGACCTCTATCATTTAAAGTATATGTACCCAATGGCAATCTCTTGTCAAAATCATCAACTATTTCGGTACTACCACTATTTTGAAGTGGGTTTAAATAAAATAAATCACGACCTTGTTTTGGTTGAAAAACATTAAATACACCGGAATTTTCATTATCTGGTTCCTCATGAGGACCAACAGATTGTGGTATTATTATTTGATCAGGTATGGTATAATTTGCCATAATTTATTACCCAACTAGTGTTGTAGTTTCTTCTGCTACATCTTCAATTGCATCTTCCATTTCCAGAGGTGGTTCATCAGCATCTGGTGGTGAATCACTTACAGTCGTAGTACTAACTGATAAATCATTAATTTTATATCCACGAGCTGTTAATAAATCAGTACGACTTATCAATTCAACTTTACATTTAGCTCCATAAGGTTCAGCATTTGATACTAATGAACCATCCCATGGATCTATATGATTTAACCAATATTGTTTATTCCCATGATATTCTGAATTATTTGCAAATGATAGTTGTTCATCAATTAAAGGATTATAAGTGGCACAAATAAAATACCAATCATTTAATTTATTAGATGGTATCTGTATATGACCAAAAAATTTAGAATCAGTTGAACCAGGTCGATAAGCAACTTGCCCGATTGCAGCCGTATTATATTTTACTTGATTGCCTTCGAATGAACTATTTGGATTTGGTAAATTACTATCGTATATCTTATCATTTATATGATCCCTAACAATTAATCTAATCATTCTACGATAT